TTGAGAATAGAAGTCTTTAAAAAAACCAGTTGGAGAACTGGCACAGAACCCCTTGTGGATTCGTTCGTGAGGGGTTATATTATGTGTGTCGTTAGGAAATTCTCTATGTTTGATGAACTTTGGTCCGAAATCAATGACTCTCAGGGTGAGATCTTCGATATCATTGAATACAAGGAAGAATGGGAGAAGGAAGAGAAATTTGACGTAGAATCTTACATCAAAGGTAACACCGACTATTGATGTCTTTCGTATCAACTTTCCCACAAACTGACATGAATCGTTCCGAACTTCAAGACAACATGATCAACCAAATCCTGGATGACATGGACATCAAAACTATGATGGCAATTCTTTACGATAACATGAGTGAGAGTTATGATAAGTATTCGGACGCAGAATTGCTAGAAGAGGTGAAAGAATACTACCCACACATTTTGGAGGAAAGTAACACAAACTGAGTCGGCTGCCCGACCAGTTGATAAGGTGTCACACATTTTTGGCACAGACCTCAAAATCGTCTATTGTTAAAGAGTCAAAGGAACGCAACTCATGGCAACTCCAATCTTCACACTTTCACCCGAAATGCAACAGTCCTGGGATTATGTCATGGGACAAATGTTGTCCTTCGTGAATGATACAAATGCCGATGTAGATATGGCATATGATTTTGTCTGTGATCAACTCGGAATCGATTCCTTTGTTGATAACGAAGCAGCATGGAATGATTTCTATGATATATGGGAATCGGCAGACAATCGTAACTGCACACAGTACAACTTTGCCTGATGATAAGTTACACTGACCCCTGTACAATTGCTCTTTCTTTTATGCGTTATTCTGTTCACTGTCCGTCTGCACCATACGAAAATTCCTCCTTCGTTGATATCGACGATGCATGGGGTTTGTGTTTGGATCTTTCTGAAGAATTCGGTTATGCCGAAGTTCGTCAGGGTGAACATTTGCTCGGTAGTTACACAAACGGACAATAGGGTGGTCAGTCGGCAAAGTGGCACAAGATTTTGGCACTGTCCCCAAAATCGACTATCTTAGAGAAGTGGAGGGGAGACGACCCCATCACGACCCCAGTCCTTTCACTTCACTTTCAATGCGTAAGATCGAAAAGCAAATGAACGATGCAGTTGCTAACAATGAGAATTGGGCATCTGCAAATACTCAAGTTGTGACCGATCAAACTGGACTCAGCACCGTGTATCTTCACGGACACAAAATTGCAGAGGTTGGTAATGATTTCCTCCGTGTTTTTGACGGTGGACATCAAACCAAAACTACAAAGTCCCGTCTCAATGCACTGATCGAACGTTTTTGTGATGCGTTCACTGACAGTGTTTATCAGCACAAATGCGAGTGGTTCATCACTGATAACAAGAACATTCACAAGTTCGTTAACGGTTACACGTTCTCCTGAGGGGTTCATCCCCCTTCGTTCTTTTCTCACTGATTAACATGTTTCGCATCGCATCTTCGTTAACAACCCGTCGCAAACTTTGGGTCTCCGATGATAACGTGGCACTGCCTGCGTATCTACATGCCGGGGCAAATTCCAAATACAAAGGAAGCGACCCCGGCAAATATTGGTGCAACTCAGAGGCACCGAACATTTCCTTCCCTATTTGATACATTATGAAAATCGTTCGGCGCACTGACTTCGGAAAGTTTCACACCATTTGTGTTCACACCGACAAAAAATGGATCAAAGTGATTGATGACGGTATTGTGAAATTGGTTCGTAACCCTTACACAGTGCCATGCGTTCGTTAACAGCAGTTGGGGGGTATTATGCCCCCTTATTGCCGCGGTGCGTGGCTAAAAACGCACCACTTCCCTAAGCTATAAACGACCCAGATCGACCTTTCAATTTCTCTCTCTTAAAAAAATTCCGAGCATATATAAAATCAATGGCAGAGTTCAAAGAAATGCAAAAAAATCCCCAGGAAAATTTTACGACTGTAGAGATTGATCCAGTCACTGGAGAGCACTATCTAACGATACCTGAATGGATCTGTGACGAGAACGGATGGTACGAGGGCACGGAAGTAAACATCGAGGTCGATGGAAATTCTCTTGTGATTACGGACGTTGACAGGTAACTATATACCTGGTATGATACTGAAGTAGTTTTATTCTATTATGGCTAAAGGATTTACTGTAAAGGCAAAAAAACCGAAACCATCAGAGTCCGGACCCGAATGGGACTTTGATAAGGCAAAAGAAATGGTCAGAGGAAAGACAATTGTTTTTTGTCTTCCTGGTAGGGGAGTTTCATATACATATCTGAAAAATTTCGTACAACTTTGTTTTGATCTAGTACAGGCCGGAGCAAGCATTCAGATTTCGCAGGACTATTCATCGATGGTGAATTTTGCTCGTTGCAAGTGTCTGGGTGCGAATGTACTGAGAGGACCGGATCAACTTCCCTGGGACGGTAAGTTGGAGTATGACTGGCAACTATGGATTGATAGTGATATTGTATTCAATACTGAGAAGTTCTGGCAACTGGTATTGATGGACAAGGATATTGCCGGAGGGTGGTATTGTACGGAAGATGGTCGTACCACATCAGTCGCTCATTGGTTGGAGGAGGATGACTTCCGGAACAATGGAGGTGTGATGAATCACGAAACTCTAGAGAGTATCTCTAAGCGTAAGAAACCATTTACTGTGGACTATACAGGTTTCGGATGGTTACTGATTAAGAAGGGAGTATTCGAGAACGAAGGTATCAAGTATCCCTGGTTTGCCCCGAAGATGCAAGTCTTTGAATCAGGGGAAGTGCAGGACATGTGTGGAGAAGATGTCTCTTTCTGTCTCGATGCCATTGAGAGTGGATTTGAGATTTGGTGTGATCCTCGTGTAAGAGTCGGACATGAAAAAACTCGTGTCATCTGATCGTTATACCATCCTTCGTAAGAATAAGAGATTATTCACAAATCTTACCGAGGACGAATATCTGGAGATCATGCAAGATCTGGCAATTGAATTTTACGAAACCGGATCACCAAAACCGGAACACTTACAGACTATTATTACTAATGATCACGGAGGATCTAAATGGCTAAATCAAAAACAGGACTGATTAAGGAAGCTTATACACTCGGAACCCCGAAGAAGACTCGTCAGGGTGCCGGTAAAGGGACTAAGTGTGCCGCAACTTCTCGTAATAAGGCAAAGAAGGCATATAGGGGTCAAGGACGGTAATACATACATATAGATTTGTAAAGTACCATGGCATGTTTGATAACTAATCTTCCGTCACAGGAAGTATGGGTTCGTAAAGAATATCTGACAGATCATCAAAGTGGACATGGGGAATTCGTAAAGGGCGTCTGGGTATCGGCAAAGTCGATTCCTGGACGTGCTTTTTATTTTGAGACATATTTACCAGAATATGCCGCAATGTACGATAAACTCCCCATCAGTGCCTTTGTAAGTGAACCCAGGACACCAGATCCGGATATGACTCTTCATAATCTACAGTTCTGGAACTGTATGGACTACGGTGTAGTGACAGTACAGAAGCAGTTTATTGGTTCGATGCACTATGAGGTCTATACAAGGGATTACGGACCTCAGACGGGCACGTACATCTGTACTCTGGACAACTATCACCAGGACCCTGATGCAATTGACTATGCGACAAGTGAAAATCCGTCCGAACACAAGTCACATAACCTGATTGAACTTGATAATGGACAGTTTTGTCTGTATCCAAACAACAGAACTCGTATCTATGACAACAGTCTGACTCCGGAAGAACCAAAAATACCTGATTTTAAGGTTTCGACAGTCTATTATCAAGTCGAAAACGGTCATGACCGTGATGGATTAGGAAATGATGAGAATTATTTCTGGAAAACAGCAAAAGAACGACAAAATATTGATGAAAATGATAAAAATGAGGGTATAAATAAATAAAAACTCTGTCTGATGGCGGTAACAAGGATATCTAGAGCATTCAAGGACATTAATTTGTCCTTTGATCCTCATCCAATCACGAATGATTTACCAATTTTAAAGAATGAGTCGGCAATTCGTCGATCCGTAAGAAACATTGTCCAGACAATACCCACCGAAAGGTTTTTTAACCCTGTTTTCGGGTCTGATGTCTATAAAAGTTTGTTTGATTTTGTAGATTTTGGTACCGCCTCGATCATTGAAGATCAAATTATTACTTCAATTAAAAATTTTGAACCTAGAGTGGAGAATACAAGGGTCAGAGTAGACCCATCACCTGATGAAAATTCATTTGAGGTTACAATATTTTTTGATATCATCGGACAAGAGTTTCCAACACAAGAATATTCATTCATATTAGAGGCAACGAGATAATAAAATGCCTTTTACTAAGTTTACTAACCTAGATTTCGATCAAATTAAGATATCCATCAAGGATTATCTTCGTGCAAATTCAACATTCACGGATTTTGACTTTGAGGGGTCTAATTTTTCGGCACTGATCGATACATTAGCATATAACACCTACATAACGGCGTTCAATTCCAACATGATTGTCAATGAATCCTTCTTGGATTCGGCAACAGTCAGGCAGAATGTGGTTTCTCTTGCCGGAAACATTGGTTATGTTCCAAGATCAAAGAACGCATCAAAGACAACGGTTTCTCTCAGAGCAGTTTTAACCAGTGATATAAAGAATAATCCTATCGATACTGCTACTGTCACATTAAATGGTGGTATCTTCTCGACCGGAAGTTCAAATGATACATCTTTTGTATTTTCAACAATAGAAGATATACAAGGAAAAATAGAAGAAGATGATGGAAGTCAGGTTGCATATTTTGATAATATTTCCATTTATCAAGGAACATTTTTAAAGAAAAACTTTATATATGATGGATCTTTAGATCAAAAATTTATTTTAGATAATGCAAATATAGATACAAGCACTATATCAGTCTATATCAGTGAATCTGGCACTGAAAAGGGACTTAAATATACCCTTGTAGAAAATATTTTAGATGTAACAAAAGAATCAGGAATATACTTTATAAGAGAAGTACAGGATGAAAAATATGAAATAACATTTGGTGATGGTATTTTTGGAAAGAAACTTGGAGATGCTCCTGGTGAAGATGGTAGGTATATTACGGTCGAATATTTAGTTACTGATGGAAAAGATGGAAATGGAGTAAAAGAATTTACTTATGCCGGATCACTTAAAGATCAAAACGGTGCCATTATGGTACCCACAACTTCTCCCACCATACAAGGTGAAAAAGTTGATGGAGTATATAATGAAAT